CACCCACCTCTAGCCATTCACTGTCACGTACTGAGATAGTCACCGATGGTTTATGCTCACACCAGTGTCGCTGATACGTAAGCCATGTCTCTAGCTGCTCAATAGCTGTCATATCATCACGTGTAACTGCACCTGCAGGAGCTTTCTGTGGGAAGCTAAACACTGTAGTAGTGTCAGGCTTAAACACGCAAGGCTCATTAGGAATGCCGTTATCAATCATGAACTGTGTTAGTGGGTCTTTGTTATCGCCACGTACAGTACGTATGTAATAGGGGCTATGGCGAGAGTGTATACCACTGGCGCTATCCACCAACTGCGAGACAGTACCTGAAGGCTTGACACAGGTAATAGCAGCGCTATGAGGGATACCAATACGATCAGCCCACTCAGCGTTAGTGGCGACAGCAATATCTCGTAAATGTGCAAGTGTCTTCTCCAATCCTGCGTTTGCGGATGTCATAAGAGGGTTATCCATGATACCTGTTAGGCTCACACCTAGTAGGCGTTCCTCTTCTGTGTTGCGTTGCCAATCCTTAGATAGATATGGGAACTTAGTATAGCTAGACTGAATGGTACCCAAGATCGTAGCAAACTTTACCTTGCGCTCAATATCATCAATATTGTCAGTAGCGCGGATGACGCACTCAGTAAGGTTGCAGAACTCCGCCGATCTCAAAATTATCTCACTACATGGATTAGTACCAAATTCCCAATTACTATCCCTTCGGTTATATTTAGCAGCCTGTTTCTGGGATGCTTCACGGTTGAACACACCACGCTCACCTGATTTAGACTCCACAAGGGCTGTCCATTCACGCATAAACGTTTCAATGTCAGGCTTCTCAGTGTATGCCACAGAGTTATTCGCTAGCGCACGGTGTGCTGCTGTTTCCCACCACTGTCCTGATTTAGCGTGACGCATACGGTCATCACTCAGGTTAGACAATGAGATCATAGCAGAACGGCGTACCCCACCGACTACAACAATCTGTCCGATGAAGCACATCAGATCATGGCATTCCATGCTTGATAGCTTACGGCCTTGTGCGCCCTTGAATGTAGTGACAGCAAAGTTAAACAATTCAACTAAAGGCGCTGGGCCTGAAGCGCGTCCACCAAATGTCTTTAGTCGCGCACCTGCAGGGCGTACCTTTGATACATCCCACTTAGGAATCTCACCTGTCCATAGTAGTGCCAATAGCTGACGGAATGCTTTCGCCCAACCTTCTTTACTGTCCTTCACCACAATGGTTGTCTCGCTGTCAAATAGCTGCTCTGGTACCTCAGGTAGCTTGCTGATGTACTGGCGTTCTACTGAGAACCCTACACCTGTACCACACAGTAGAATAAACATAGCTTCATCGAAGCGTGTAGGCTTGTCTACAGCCACGTAAGAACAATTGTACATGCATGTGTTGTCACGTGCTGCTGCTGCCCCTGCTGTCATCATAGAGCGCATAGAGGGCATAATCTCTAGGTTAAGGATAGCCTCTTCAATCTGAGTGATGTAGCTGTCATCACCTGCGATAGGACGCACGATGTTTTCCATGTAACGTGATACTGTTTCATCCCAATTCTCACGGCCTTTACCATCAAAGTATTTAGCGTATCGTGATTTGTGGATGAATGATTGATAGTCTGTTGGTAAGTAGTTGCTCATTTTGTGTCTCCTCATAAAACATGATAATTATAAAAGTTTGATATACAGTAGCGGCCTCTATTAGGTACATCTGCTGTATATTTTACAGGTGTTACCTCATGAGGCATTCTAAGTGACATGGCTAAAGCTCTATTACACTTACATTCAATAGTAACATCATCATCAAGTATAATATCACCACCTTCAAAGCCTTTAGGCTGTTTAAACGCCCAAAATAACATAGTCATAAGACTAATATCTGTATGTTGTCCGTAATTATCCTTATCCTCATAATATAAAATTTGAATACTTTCTTTAAGGTCTGCTCCCTTTAATGCAGTAAAAACCCAATGTGTATCAGAGAGTTTATCCATAATTATATCATTTAAATATTTTCTAGTATTTAAATAAATATTAGATGCCTCTGGGTTATTAAAAATCTCATGAAGAAACACTGCATTAGTGTGCTTTTTTTCTGTCCCACCTGTGTTTTCTCTTCGCATTACTGGTTTAATGTTTAAATCAATTTCTAACATCATACGACTAAGTTCATTATCACTAAACACATTATCAAAGATTACATAGGGTAACCCTGATTTAGTAAAACCAGGTGTAACAATTAAATCACTCATCGTTTATCTCCTGATCCTGCAATTTTACCACGCTTCTTACGATCCTCTAGCTTCTGAAGGTTGTTCTTTGCTAGGTCTGCCATGTTTACGTTTAGGTCACGACACAAAGCAGCAATGTACCAAAGGCAATCACCTACCTCATCTGCAATAGCTTCACGGTTAAAGGTGCCATCACGTAGTATTTTCTTTACCTTGTTTGCTACCTCACCAGCTTCAGCAGCTAAGCCCAGCGCTGGGTAGATCACTGCATGTTCTGCTTTATATATTGCAGTATCTGCTGCCTTGTTTTGATACTCGTTCATTTCCATGCTTATATAGTCTTCTTGGTAGTGTAGTATATCCATACCTACGCCCTCTCTTTTACAACTAAGTTGTCTATTTTTAGATCATCAACATCATACATCACATTAGTGATTAGATCATGCACATCTTCCTCATGATTATCATCAAACGAGGAAAGTATATTATTATCCTCGTCCATCTCTACAACAAACGTGACGCTGAACTTTTTCATTTATGGTTCTCCACATATCGCTTACGCAAACGATTAAGATACCAAATAGCCTTATCAATATCTTCAAGACCATTTTTGTACTCATGCCGCCATAAATACTTTAGTACGTTTGCTGCATGTGGTGCTGTGGTTCCTGACATATTTTCTGTCATTGCCTCAATAGCATCAATACACTCTATCCCTGCCTGATTGTAGTGAACAGGTTTATTTACTGGATCAACTTCCATTTCATGTGATGTAGATGATGCAGTAATTGTAGTTAATGTAGGTTCTATTCTCATGCGCTTCCCTTTGTCTGTGTCCATCTGTTGAGGCGTACTACGTTATCTTCAGTTTCATATTTAACACCACCATCAGCTTCTACTTCTTCAGCTTCTACCTGTGCTAATGCTTCAGCATGAGCCTCAGGAAATATCTCTTGAAGGAGTAGATTTTTGTAGTAATCATAATCTTCCACAAATTCAGGATAGTCTTCTAAGAAACGCTCTGTTGCAGCCATAGTGATAGCAATGTCTAAACCTACCTTCATGGCTTCTGGATGTTTCTCAGGACCAAAGATAAGCCCTGTGTTTAACCGTCCATTCCAGTAACCTTCTTCGTCTTCCATAGGACGCAAGACTATAGCAATCTCACCTGGTTGTACTTTGTAGCCCATCATGTTCTCCGTTTCACTTTCAATCGTTGTTCTTTCATGCGACTACCTTTTTCAAGTAACCAACCTTCTGGTATCACACGATGCGCCCATTTGAAACCTTTTTGTTCGCACCAATCGCAATACCTAGATTTAGCACCTTTATAAAGCTTTGCGTTAGCATTACTGAAAACAAAGCGGATATCTAATGCGGGATGCTGCCTCTGTATTTCAAGGTGTTTACGTCTATCTGCAGGACTGAATATGCCTTTCGTTTCTATTATGATACCGTTGTCTAATTCAAAATCAGGCGTGTATGTACGATACTTTAAATCTTCCCACTCAATTTTAAGCTTCTCATACTCTACTTTCTTCTGCCTAGCTTTTAGAAACGCAGCGGCTTCTTCTTCTAAGCCACTACGATATGTTTTACTAAGATGCTTTCGCTTCATCGCCTACAAACACATAGTCCACCTCAGGTGGGTTAGCTGATTTAGAAGCACGGCTTGGTAGTGTCTGTAGTGTGGGATGACACTTGTGCTTGAAGCTACAAAACTTACAAGCGCTGGGTAGAACAATGTTACCTGTAGGCTTACGATAGTATGTCTCAGGCACAGGCTCAAAGCAACGCTCAAACGGTGCATCACCGTCAATATAGTCTACTAAGGCTTCTATGTCATCCAGTACAGCTTCTTTGTCTACCTCAGAGGCATCCACGTACTTGAACTCACCATTACCCTTGTTGACTACCCACCAACCACCAACATCTTTACCTGCTGCTGTGGCGTACCCTACAAGCTGTGCGATGTAACCAAAGCTATCACCTTGTGCTAGGGCATCAAAGGATGCAAACTTGTTCTTGTATGACCACGGGGATGCAGATTTAACATCGTCAATCTTGCCATCCATTTCCATGTCGTACTCACCATTGATCTCTTTACCACTTTTAAGCTTTAGCGTTACTTGATCATTGTCTTTGAACTCTTGTCCTGCAGCACGTAGCAACCCTTTAAACACAGCCTCGACAATATCGCCAAGGATCATGTTCATCAAGAAGTGTGGTGGCAGAGGTGTCTTGTCTTCTGGATCGTTCTTCTCAAACCACAACTGGCACTTAGGCTTACCTATGTTAGACATACGTAGCCTGAACTCGTCACGTGGGCCTGAGTTAAACTGTTTGTTCAACGCAGCCTCGACATCAGAGGCAACCTGTTTGGTCACCTCTTCTGCCATTGACGATTCACCAGCCATAGCTTTCTGCAAGAAACTGTAGACAGCTAATTCAGCAGGATGATTCATTACTCGTCCACCTCTACAAAATCATTGTTTAGGATTTCTTGGACAAGCCCTTCGTCTTCATCAGTATGCCCCTTGGCACGTTCATGGTGTAGATCAAGAATCTTACCATTGCTGTACTCAATCAACTCAATGAAATCTTTGAGCATACCATTGTCTGCTTCAGCAATATCAATGCGATCACCTAGTGATGCTTCGATCCTACCAAACTTAGCACCTGTTGGGATGCTATCCTCTACGCCTACCAACTTAACAGTAGACATGATTGGTAGGATGTTCTTGCGCTGCAAGCCGTTCAACACTGAGTCAATACTCTTCAGTGATTGACGGTTCTTTACATCCATCACAAACGGTTCATCAACGAACTCACCACTGACAGGCTGACCCTTTTCATCAGTAGGGTTATCTAGTGTCACAGTACCATAGAATACTTTAACACGCTTAACGCTACGGATGACCCGCTTAGTTTCCTCTGGCAGAGCTTGGAAATCTTCGATGTAACCTGAAGGACGCCCTAGGTTTAGACCACCTATGCTATCCTTTAGATCGCCATTCAATGAGTTAGACAGGACAGATTTCTCCATCTCTTCTGTCTCGCTGTTCCAACGCTGCCATTGATTGCGCTGGGCGAAGATGCGAATAGATACACCTGTGCTATAAACTAAGGTGTCACCTTTTGTGAAGGTAAACGCACCGACAGGGATAACCTCTGTCTTGATTGCTTTACCGTTGTACTCCACCTCACCCATGATAGGTTGATGGATCATACCAAGCCGCGCAATAGACGGGGTTGACTCAGCAGGGGCTGTAGATGATACGCCCATTAGTTCTGCCATTGATTGACCGCGCTCTGTTGCGATTGATAGTTCTGTACTCATTTCTATACCTTTCTATAGAGTCAAAAGAGTCTTAGTTATACACTACACATCAACTGTGTCAAGCCAGTTTGGGCCTATTTTTGCTTCTAATAATAGAGGCACATTCATAGTGACACCATAGGCTTCCTCAATCAGATCATTCAGATCATTGTTCATGTCGTTAACCATTTGAATTACCTGCTCCTCTTCTTCAGGGTGTACATCTACAACCATTGAATCGTGAACTGTATTAACAAGACAGGATTCCATAGGTTGCAATCGTTTGTGCATTTCGTTTAGTACAACAGGGACAACATCACCTGTGGCAAAACCCTGCACTGGATAGTTCTTAATCATAGTGAAGTGTGTTGGTGTACCACTGCTGCGGCGTGTAACATCAGGGAAAGAATACTGTCGGCCTGATACGTTAGTGATCTTCAGGAACCGTAGTGCCTCTTCGCCTAGCTTCTTGTGCCATGCAGAAATACCTTTATACTTCTCTATGAAGTGTGTGTAATAAGCTTGCTCAGCTTTGGTTCTTCCATAACCAGTTGCGCCAAAGAGGGGTGCGAAGGTGTGTTCCTTAGCTTCTTGGCGTGTCGTTGGTTGGCCTGCATCAGAGATAACTTTCGCTGTGTAGCTGTGTACATCGAACCCTGTTGCAATCTCATCCATTGCTGTCTTGTCCTGCGCGAGAAACGCAGCCGTTCTAAATTCAAGTTGTGCAAAATCCGCTTCCATGATTTTTCCGTTATCCCACCGTGATACAAATACCCGCTTTATGGGGAAGGTGCCACCTCTTGGCATGTTTTGCATGTTGGGATTTCGTCCAGAAAATCTACCTGTATGTGTGATTGACTGAGTGAGTTGGACATGTAGGTTTGAGGTGGCAGGTTTTCTATAAGTGTCAATACCATTAACAAAGCTAGTAATGTAACTAGAAACAGCAGAGTGACGCATAAGATCACCAAGGAAGCGAACAGCATCATCCATGTTATTGTTTTTAGCAGTGACCATAAGCTTTTCCAACTGCTTTTTGGATGTTGAAAAGCCACTGTTGCTAGCCCATTCTTTACTTGGGGCTGTGAACCTAAGACCCGCAACCTGGTTTGTTTCCATAAGTTTAAAGCCACGTGCATCACAATCCTTACATTTGTTTGGTTTGGCATACTTACTGCCATCTTTCTTTACTTTGTATGTCTTGCCTTTACCATAACAAGATTCGCATTGATACGCCTTAGTCTTGAATATCGTTTCGGAGTTCGCTTTAACGGCTTCTTTAAATTCTTGCGCATTTGATGTAAATTCAAATAGCCCTTCCCAATCTTTTTTGTTCTTGGGTTTACGGCTGAAGATAACCTGCGATTTCTGTTCGGGGGATGCAAGATTAACAGGGGTATCGCCCATGAGGGAGCGTACCTTCTCTTGGAGCCTCTCTTCGATCTCTGCTTTTTCTTTTTCAAATTCATCACGCACCCGTCCTAGTTCTTGAACATCGACTCTGAATCCGTGCATACGCATGTGGGTAAGCGTTTTGCAGGTGTCGAAGGTGATGTCTCTAACTTTGGTAAGGGAGTCGGAGTCGGGGTCTGCATAGTCTCGTTGCTGAGCCTTGAACAGCTCACTAGTTGTGAGGACATCAGCCCTAAGATAAAGGCTAAGAGAATGTAAATCTGTTTCATTTGTATTGATCCCTTGTTTGATACACTTACTAAGGTAGTCTTCCTTTTGCTCAGCTAGCCCACGCGCTTCTGCTACAGCAGCTAAGCTTAAAGGTTTCTCCACCCCACGATGCAGTAGATACTCAGCAAGTAGCGTATCCCATATAGCACCATCATACTTGAACCCTGCTTCCCATATCCACATCAGGTCATGGCTACCATTGTGCATGATTAGTAGTTCTGTCATGTCCAACACTTGCTGCACTAGCTTATGCCCAGCACCTGATGTATCCTTCTTTTCGTTGTGATCAAATGTTACAATATGTAACTCTTCGTGATTATCTGCATTAACCAAACCAATCTGTGTCAAGGTATTACCCGCCTCAAACGGATCGTTAAGGATTTTACCATCACGCCATGTGACGCTGTTCTCTACATCTAATACTAGTCTCATATCTCTCACCTCATGCTGAATAGATTGAGCGTGACCCGTCAAGTACACAGGTAATCTTACCCTGAAATCCATTCAGTTTGTTCTTAGCTAAGTTCAAGTGACGAACTGGGTCTTCATCCTCACCCTCTGCCTGTTGTGTCTTACCAATCAACACCATCAGGTCTGCCTCACTTGCTTTGCCTGTTTTACTTCCTTCCATCATAGACTGATTAAGGTCTGCTTTACCTTCAGCCTCTGCGCTTAGCTGCGACATCCAGATCACACAACAGTCGTACTGCTTAGCAATGTTACGAGCGTGGATAGCTGCTGCCTTAAGTGTGATGTCACTACGCTCACTCTTTATATCAGCAAACTTGTCACCCATGTCAAGTATAACGATGTCAGGCTTTTCAAACTTAACAACAGACTCAACCCAATCCATGCTCTTGCCTGTGCTATCTTTGAACATGATGTTCTGTCGTACAGGTTCGTAGCGTTTATGTGCTAGGGCTTTGTTCTCTCGTACCTCTTTCATTGTCATATTAGATGATGCGCTGATGTACCGTGAAGCAACACGTGTATAAGCTTCCTCATTACACAGCACGATACACTTGGCACCTTGATGCGCAAAACCACCGTCTGCTGCTATAAGAGAGGCATGGAAAGAAGTTTTCCCAGTATTAGGCCGTGCGCCCACGATAACAAGATGACCGCCGCTAACACCTTCCACCCGACGAGCCAAGGAAGATATGTTAAACTTCCACTTGGACTCCAACGCTGTTGCATCAAGTATTGTATCAAGGCTATTATCATCCCACTCAACACGCAGATTGGGAGTAAAATCATTTTTGAAATCCTCTAGTAGTTGACGCAAAGGCTGTAAGCTATTCTCTGTGCCATTGACGAAATCAAAACCTAGGTTTGCAACCTGGTCGCCCACATATTGTTGGAACAATTGTGATAACGTATCCTCTGCAATCTCTTGCTTGATAGGCTCAGTAATCTCAATACGTTTAAACAGATCGTCATAGGCACCACGTGTAGCTGTTGTCATGCTAGCGTTCATGCGGTTGAAGACAGCTTGTAGATCAGCAACTGTCATATCACCTTCATAAGCTTCCATTGCACCATCTAGTGCTTGCTTAATCTTACGCACATCTTTGCTAAAGATTTTATCAGGACAACGGATGCCCTTATGGTCATTGTAGAAATCACGATTAAGCAGTGTTTTAATCAGTGCCAGTTCCATCATTATCAAAATCTCCTCTCAGGAATTTAAACATTATTTCTATTGCAGCTAAAGGCCACATAATTGCAAAGCGTAACGACACATCTCTTCCTTCTGAGTCGGTAGCTTCTACTACTAAAGCTAAGAAAGGTATAGCTAGCAGGTACATCAAGAACATACCTTTAAAGAAATTTAAATCAATCATCATCTTTATTAGCTTTTTCTTTTTCTTTTGCTCTCTTGCGTTCTTCTTCTGTCATTGGACTAATTTGTTTTGCTCTGTCAACAAACCACTCATTGGGTAGGGGCTTACGCCCTTCTGGTAACTTACTCATCCTTTATCCTCTATACAAACAAGCTGCATTTCTTTTGGTACTTGTTTTTCCATATCTTCAAAAGCGTCGAAGCAGCTATACATAGAATCGTATTGCCCTAACGTATTAATGTAAGGTCTACCTTCATGTAAGAATACAAGTACCAACAGCCATTTCATTCTTCATACATCCGTAGTGCTTCCCATGATACAGGGAA